ATTTATACTATGCTTAAAGATTATGAAAGTAATGTAACTATTAAAATAGTTGGAATGGCAGCAAGTGCTGCAAGTGTAATAGCTATGGCAGGTGATAAAATTATGATTTCACCAACAGCTAGACTTATGATTCATAATGCTAGTGGTGGAGTTTGTGGAGATTATAGAGATATGACTCATAGTGCACAGGTATTAAAAGACTGTAATGAAGCTATTTCAAATGCATACGCTTTAAAAACTGGTATGAAAAAAGAAGATTTGTTAAATCTGATGGATGAAACAACATTTATGAATGCAACTAAAGCTAAAGAGCTTGGGTTTGTTGATGAAATAATGTTTGATACATCAAATAAATTAACTAATAGTATTGACTCAGGTATGATTTCTAAAATCGTTCTTGAAAAAATGAGAAATGCTGGACCAGAATCATTTAAAAATAAAGATACTAATCCACCTATTATAGTAGTTCCAAATGAAAATAATGAAAATAATAAGGTTAAAATAGTTGAAAATGAAGAAGAAAATGAATTAAATATGTTAAAAGCAAAGTTAGAACTCAAAAGTAAATGTGTTTCTAGCTTTTTATTATGCACAAATGAAAGGATGATATAAATTATGTCAAAGCAATTAAGAGAATTATTAAACCAATTATCAAATAAAAATGAGGCTTTAATGGCTTTAAATTCTAAAGAAGGAGTAACTATTGAAGAGCTTACTAATGCATCAAATGAAATAGATTTACTTCAAACTAAGATAGCAGCACAAAAAAAGGCTGATGAAATAGCTAAAAGCTTTGCAGATCCTGATAATAGTACACCAGTTAAAGGTAGTACAGATGATAATGTAGTTTATAATGGAGCGCTATTCACTAAAGCAATTGCTGATAATCTTCTTAAACAAAGAAATCAACCTGGCTTAAAGTTTACTGATAAAGAAACGAATGTTATAACAGGCAATATTGGTGAAGATGGTGGATATGCAGTTCCAGCAGATATTCAAACTAAAATAAATACAATATTAAAAGATGGAACAGATTTATATAATTTAACAGATTATGAGCTTGTTGCAGATAAAAGTGGTAGTAGAGTATATGAAACAAGAGCTAAACAAAAACCTATGCAACCAATAACAGAAGGGCAACCTATTCCAAAGGCTGGAGACAATCCAAAACTTCAAAAATTCACATGGAGCCTTAAAGATTTAGGTGACTTTATGTCTATTCCAAATGATTTATTAAAGTATGCTGATGCATCACTTGAAGCGTGGATCATTAATTGGTTTGTAGATAAAGTTAGAATTACAAGAAATAATGAAATTTTATATGGTGTAGGTGGAGATAATCATGCAACAGGAATATTTGAGTCAGATGCATATAAAAAAATTGAAATGCCTAAAACACCTACTCTTGTAGATTTTAAAAAAGCAAAAAATGTTACTCTTTTAAATATCTTTAAAGCAACATCTAGTTGGATTGTAAATCAAGATGGATTTAATTATTTAGATTCACTTGAAGATAAAACAGGGAAACCTTATTTACAACCAGACCCAAAACAATCAACACAGTATTTATTCTTAGGACTTCCAGTAATTGAATTACCTAATGATGTAATGCTAACAAATACTAATATTCCTATATTACTTGGAGACCCAAAACAAGCTTATAAATATGTTTCAAATGGAGCTTATCAACTTGCTACAACAAATATTGGTGCAGGTGCCTTTGAGACTAATACAACAAAAGCAAGAATTATGATGAGTATGGATGGTAATTCAAAAGATTCTGAAGCTTTATTAATCTTAGAAATCCCAAAAGACGGAATTGAAGTTGCAAGTTCAGGAACAGAAGAACAAACTCCAGCAGTTTAAATAAATGATAATGACATTAGAAGAAGCTAAAGAATATGCAAGAGTTGATGCGAGTGATGATGATAATCTTGTAACAGCTCTTATACTTGCTGCTGAAGAATATTTATTCAATGCAACTGGAATAAGATTTACAGCAAAGTCTAATATAGCAGTACTTTATTGCAAAGTATTGGTTTATGATTGGTATACTCATAGACAACTCGGAACTAATAAAAAAGTTTCTGATAGGATTAGATACACATTAATATCAATGATGGGACAATTGCAGAATTGTGGAGTTGATACAGATGGAATTGAATAATAGAATTAGTTTTTACAAAAAAGAAAATCTTCTTGATGCTAATGGATACAGAATAACAGGTACACCAACTATAGAATATAAATGCTGGGCAGATATTAATAAGTATTTTAGTAAATTACAGTTTGAAGCTATAAATTTAGATATAACTAAAAGTCTTAATATTAGAATTAGATACTCAAAACAAATTAATGAATTATTATCTGATGAAAATGTGAAAGGCATTGAAATTTTATTTAATGATACAAATTATACTATAGCTAGCGTGGACCCGTACAGATACCCAAAAGAATATATAGTAATTGTAGCAGTGGCTCATGGGTGATTGTACTTTTGATATAAGTGAATTAGAACAGCTTATGACAAAAGTTATGGAATTATCGAATCCTTATGAAATAGCTAAAGTAACTAAAAATATTATTACTAAAGAAGGTAAAGAAATACAAAGTACAGCTAAAGAATTAGCACCAGTAAGTTCGGACCATCATGATTCAGGAAGGTGGAATAAATCAGGACATTTTAGAACTCAACCACCAGAACATATGGCAAGTGCTATACCTCTTAAAATCAAAAAAAATTTTGCAGAGATTGGTTGGGAAAAAGGTGATATTAGTCCCTATTTTTATGCGAAGTTTGAAGAATGGGGAACATCAAGACATGCTCCACATCCATTTTTACAACCAGCACTTGAAAAACATAAGGATGATTTCTTTGAATTAGTTCAATCAACATTTTCTGAAATGGTTAAAAGTGCTTTAGAATAGGAGAAAAAATGCTAAATAAAGATATAGACTTGGATTCTTATATATATAAATTGCTAAATAATCTAGGTATACCGGTAAGATTCGGTTGGTATGATGCATCTATAAAAGATACTCATATAACTTATCAACCATATAATATTTTTACGGATGCTAGTGACTATGCAAATGATAAGTGTAAATTTATAAAATCATCTTATCAGGTTGATATATGGAGCCTTGATAGAAAGAGTTTAAATGATTTTAAAGCTAAAACAACCAAATTAATATTAGATAACGATAGTTGTTACTTTAACGACTCTCGTTATTTTTTTGAACCTGATACTAAAATTTATAGATATTGTATCAGGTTCACAATAATACAAATGATGTAAAAAGAAAGGAATTGATGATATGACAACAAATGAATTAAATACGTTTGGTAAGTTTATAGGCTTATCAAATATAGTTATAGCCAAGGTTTTAAAGAATACAACAACAGAATTTACAACAGATACTCCAATGTATTTAGCAGATTCATTATCTATTAAATATACACCTAAATATGATTCACAAACATTCTATGGAAACAATATAGCAAAACAAGTTATGAGTTCTTTCAAAGAATCTGATATTGAGGTTAAAGTAGCTACACTTCCACTTGATAGGATAGCTTTATTGCTAGGAAAAACAGTTGATAAGAATGGAACTGTAATAGATACAGCTAATGATATAGCACCAACTTTTTCATTAGGTTATAGATCAGAGAAATCAGATGGAACAGCAGAACTTACTTGGGTTTATTGTGTTACATTCGCAGACCCTGTAAGTTCTTACGCTTCTAAGACAGATAAAATGAAAGGGCAAGATATAACAATTAAAGCAACAGCACTTTCAAGAGAAAAAGACAATCGTATTAGAGTTAGAAATGGTGAAAAGGATTTTGTAGATAAAGGTATAACAACAGCAAAAGATATACTTGATACTTGGTTTGCAAAAGTATATGAACCTGATGGAATATTAACTCCAGTAATGCCGATTCCACCAATACCAGTAAATACAGAAAAACCAACAGCATAATAATTTAAATTTTAGAACTGAGGTTCTTATATCTCAGTTCTTTTTAATTAATATAAAAATATAAAAAGTGGGGTAATTAATTTGAAAATTATAGTAAATGGAAAAGAATTTAAAACAGAAAAGATAATGGCAGCATCTATTATAAAATCCGAAAAAGTGTTAGAAGTTATGAATAGATTTGCAAATAAAAGTGATGAAGAAGTTCAAAAAGAACTTATAAAAGAAGGTGGCATGGGTCAAATGCTAATTACTATGGCTGATTTTATAGTAAGTATATTTAATAATAAATTTACAACAGATGATATTATTAACCAATTTGAACTTGGAGATATATTTATGTTATGCACAGAAGGTAATAGAGCTGTTAGTGAAAGAAATGAAAAATCAATGTCTAAGTATCAATCTCTTGCTGAGAAACTTTAATGAATGAAAATGAATTAGGATTATTTATTAAAGTAAATGCTATTGATTATAAACTTCATACAGCTTCTATAAAAGGCAAAAATATATTTGCTTATTTAGAACTTAAGCAATTTTTACAGAAATCAAATAAAGAAAATATAGCTGATATTGAAAATAATAGCGAGTATTTAACATTACTATCGAAGTTATGTTGTACCTTTTTACAAGTTGACTTATCAGCATCACAACTCCTTAATAATAGCGATTTAAACGAAATTAAAGATAAAGTGAAAATTCTTTTTGATTATATACAATATTTAATAGAACCTTTGTTACAACAAGCTTTTAAACGTTTTATAACGATAGAAGAACCATTCGTAAAAAAGAAATCTGTATTTGATGAATATGATAAAGAAAAAAACATTAAAAAATATGAAGATAACGCAGAAAAGCAATTAAATATTTTACTATCTTTATATAATATTGCATTAGAAAAGAATCAAAGCTTTTATGATATCGATGAAAAAATAGACTTTATAAGATTTCTTAAGTGGGCAGATTATTATTTAAATATTATTGTGCCACTCGAAGAAGAAGAAAATAAAAAGAATGAAAGCTCTTAGAAAGGAGGTTTCAAAGAATGAGTAATGAAGCAGTTGTAAAGATAGGTTTATCACTTGAAGCAGAAACTGCAATACTTGAAGAGCAAAAAACATTTGTAACACAACTTGAAGGGAATCAATTAAAACTTGCTGAAGCTCAAAAAGTAGTAGAAGTATCACTTGCTGATTTAAATAATGAAAGAAAAGAAGCACTGGGTGAATACGGAGCTGAAAGCGAGCAAGTAAAAGCTTTAGATGTAAGTATTGCATCGCTTAATAAAGAGTATCTAGCACTTGATAGAAGTATTACAAAAAATAATAGCTCACTTGCAAGAGCAACAACACAAGCTAATAGAACGGAAATGTCTACAATTAGAACAGAAGCTAGTTTAAATGGTTTAAATAGACAACTTGCTACAAGACATTTAGATTCATTTGCCACAGGTATGGGCAAAATATCAACAGGAGCTGATAGAGTAGCAAGCAAATTAATGCCACTTAGTTTAGGAATCGGTGTTGTTGGTGCTGCAAGTGCTTATAATAGCCTTAAATTTGGTGATGGACTTGCTAAACTTTCAACAATAGCAGATACATCAAAAGTAAGTATGGGGAGCTTTAAAACTCAAATCATGGAATTATCCAACCAAAGTGGAGAAAGTTCTTCACAGCTTGCAGAAGCAGCATATCAAGCAATATCAGCATCTGTTAAAACTGGTGATGCTATGGGATTTGTTAAGAAATCTAGTGAACTAGCTAAAGCAGGATTTACGGACCTTTCTAGTTCAACAGATTTATTAACAGGGATTCTTAATTCATATGGATTAAAACAATCAGATGTAAATATGATTAGTAATGATTTAATTCGTACACAAAATTTGGGCAAGACTTCGGTTGGACAATTAGCATCTAGTATGGGTTCTGTAATCCCTACAGCTAAAGCTACAGGCGTTTCACTGCAACAATTATCTAGTGCATATGTACTATTAACAAGTCATAGTATAGATACTTCTCAAAGTGGAACTATGATAAATAGTATGCTAGCAGAACTTAGTAAACATGGTTCAAAAACGGATGTTGTATTAAGAAAGTTAACTGGCAAAGGTTTTGCGGGATTAATGAAAAGTGGGAAATCAGTTTCAGATGTTTTAAATATCTTAAATGGATATGCAGTAAAAAATGGCTTATCACTTAAAGATATGTTTGGAAATGTAAGAGCAGGTAAAGGAGCTCTTGTATTAGCAACTGATAGCGGTAAAGATTTTAATGATATTCTTACTAAAATGAATAAAAAAGGTAATGATACAAATGTAGCATTTAAGAAAGTATCTGCTACAACAGGTTTTAAATTAAGACAAAGTTTAATACAACTTCAAAATAGTAGTATTAAACTTGGTGATGCGTTGGAACCTGTAATATCTAAACTAGCTAGTGCTATAAGTAAAATAGCTGCATCAATAAATAAACTATCTCCAGCACAACTTAAAACAATTACTGAAGTCGGTTTGAGCATTATTGCATTTACTGGATTTATGAAAGTATTAAGTTTAGTTACTGGAGGTCTTGGAAGTCTTGCAAAGGGATTATCAAGCAGCATTAAATTCTTTATGAAAGGTGAAGAAGGTATTAGTGGATTTAGTAAGGTACTTAAAGGAACTGGC